GGGAAACGCCCCAGACCACCCCGAAGGGACAGGGACCACATGACCACCACCCCGACCCCCCGCCAGATCGCCTACGCCCGCGACCTCCAGAACCGCATCCGCGAACGTCTCACCTGGACGTTCGACCGCGACGTCGTACGCGGGAGTTTTACCCCGGAACTTGACCCCGAGATGATGGCGCGGGTTCGCGCGCTGCGCGCCGAGGGCCGCAAAGATGAGGCCAAGGCGCTGACCAAGCAGGCGCGCGCCGAGCAGCACGCCGCCGCCGAGGCCGCTATGGACGCCTACCTCGCCCGTCGGCAGGAGCTCGCTGACGCCGACATCGACAGCATGGACCGCGCCGCCATCTCGGCGTTCATCGACGAGGCCAAAACGTTCATTTTCTGACCAACAACCACCATCACGACAAGGAGAGAAATGACCACCACCTACACCACTCTCGCCCGCAATGTCACTGTTGGCGACACCATCATCACCGGCCCTCCGGTGCACCGTGAGCCGCTGACGGTTACCCGTATCGAGACCGACGGGGACGGGAAATTTATCCGGTTCAACGGGATGGTTGACCTCCGGGCCGACGTTGACGTCACGGTGCAGGCAGGCTGACCAACAACCACCATCACGACAAGGAGAGAGAAAAATGATCACTCACGACCGGCTCGTCGAGATCTGCCGTGACTACATCGTCGACCAGGCCGAGCACCTCGTCGAGCTGGCACGCAGCAACAACATCGCACCCAAGGACGCCGAGGCCGCCTGGACCGAGCAGGTCTACTACTGGGCGGCGGAGTTCTTGGCGGACACCGAGGGCCAGGAGCTCACCCGCGCGCTCGACCCCGAGGAATGGGAGGCCGTGCGCGACGCCGCCGACGCCTGGCAGGACGAGGCCCTGCGGCCGGGCGGTCGACTCGCCGAGCTGCGCGAGCAGCTGCACCAGGCCGCCAGCGGATACAGCGCGGCCGACTACCTCGACTCCATCGACATCGGCGACCCGAGCGCTGTGGCCCGCCACATTTACCGGGCCGTAGAGGGTGCCCGCCACCCCCAGGTCTACTACCCCAGCTCCGCGACGGCACCGGTCGTCCACGCCGTGCACGCCGGTGTGGCGCTGGTGGTCATCGGCTGCGACCCTGGTGACCACGGCCGCATCGCATGGGCGCTCTACCGCAGCATCGACCACTACCGCGAGGGCGACCCAGTCGAGCGGGGAGGCTGGCGCTACGACGACCGCGACACCGCCCGCGCCGACACCGCCCGCATCGTCGCGTACCTCAGCGAGCACAGCGAGAAGGCGGCGCAGCATGGCTGATGTGGTGACCGCAGACCCGCGCGGCATGGCCGGAGCTGGCCGCATGACTGGAGCCGAACTCCAGGTGGTCCGCGAGTGGCTGGGCCTGACGATCGAGGCGCTGGCTGGCATGCTGCAGGTCAACCCGCGCACGGTGCGCTCATGGGAGGCGGGGCGTGACCCCATCCCGGAGCGCATCCGCGACGAAGTCGAGCAGATCGAGCAGCTCACCGCGCAGGCGGTGACCGAGCTGGTCGACGCGCTACGGTACACTCGCGACACCGTGGTCGCGGTGTACCGCCGGGACGAGGACATGCACGCGGACCGCCCCGACACCGGGCACCTGCCTGCGCGGTGGTGGCGGCACGTCGTCGCCCGCGCCGCCCACGAAGTGCCAGGCGTCGAAATCGTCACCTGGCGCGGTTACCGGAGGTAGTGCGGGGTCAGCGAGCAGCCGTAGACCCAGACCTTGGGTGAGAGGATCATCGCGGTCACCGAGAACTCGTTGACCGGGGTGGTGTGCACCACCTGGGCCGCGCCGGTGGCGTAGCGCAGCGGGGTCACGTCGTGCAGGAACTCGCTGCCCCCGCCCAGGCGCACGAAGTAGCGGATCAGCGCCAACTCGCTCCACAGGTCGTTGACGTAGAGCTCGTCCTCGGCGTCGCCGGTGGTGGTCAGCTCCAGCCAGTACACCTGGTCGGGGCCTTCGGGGATCTCGACGAACTGCCCCTCGTGGCGGTGCCAGTAGCCGACCGCCGGTTTGGTGATGGTCTCCTCGTGGATGTAGACGCCGTCGGAGGCACGCCGGATGCGCAGCGTGATGGTGTTGTTGTTGGCGCGCGGCTTGTAGAAGATCGCGCACGGCCGGATCAGTGCTCCCGCAACGATATTGGTGAACTGCAGCATCTTCAGCCCCGCCTCACCGGCTCCGGCGGCGCGGGTGAACTTCAGCGCCCGGCGGCCGTCGAAGATGCGGCTGGAGTCGATGCTGATGTTGACCTCGGCCTGCGGGCTGCCCCAGGTGACCACCGGGTCGGCCCAGGTGCCGAAGCTGTCGGCCCAGGTGCCGCCGGGCTGACCCTCGGGGATGGTGGTGACGTAATAGGCCAACTCGTACTCGTCGATGTTGGTGTTGGCCAGGTCGGCGCGCGCCCACATGGCGTCCGAGCGCAGCGTGCCCGAGTCGCGGAAATCGCAGCGCACCTTGGAGAACTCGGAGGTGGTGACGAAGTCGTGGAACAGTGTGGCCGACACCTCGTCGGCCGACAGCGCCTCGATGGTGTCGAACCACAGCTCGCCGGTGCTGGCGTGCTCGGTGGTCGAGGGCCGCATGCGGATCTGGTCGACGCCCTCGGGCACCTCCCACACCCCGGTCAGCCGCACCCAGGCCGGAACGTCGGGGTGGCCGTCTTGCACCGTGGTGACCTCGACGCCGGGGTCGTCCTCGCCGGTCAGGCTGGTGCCGTCGACGACCAGCTCGTCGATGTCGAGGGAGGCCAGCTCCTCGGCGAAGGTGACCACGAACCGGCTGTCGGAGTAGACCACCTCGACGTTGCCTTCGCCGACGGCGTCGAATCCCTCCAGCGCGGCCTGGATCGCCGCCGCCAGGGTTTCGGGGTCGGCGTCGTAGGACACGTCGTCATCCTCGTCGCCCAGGGCGAGGTTGAAGGTGCCGCCGTCGGGGCTGCCGGTGAAGGTGATCCACTGGATCTCGTTGGTGACGCTGGTCGGGTGTGCGGTCCAGTCGTCGAACGCCAGCGAGGCGAACTCGGCGGTGCCGACCTCCTCGCCGTCGAGGTAGGTCTGTGCGCCCAGCACCGCGACCGGCTCGCCGTCGGTGGCCTCGACGTCCTGCCAGGCCACAAAGCAGGTGGCGCGGATCTTGTCGCCGGGGACGACGTCGATGAGGTTGGAGGTGGCCCAGTGCTCGGTGCCGTCGAGGCTGATGTGCAGCGAGCCGCGCCGCCAGCGGCCCATCATCGGGTCGCGGTCCCAGGCGTTGTCGTCGTCGAGGTCCCAGTTGCGCAGGTTCAGATCGAAACCGTTGTTGTCGACGGTGTAGATCTTCCCGGCGGTCGAGACCGGGCCGGTGTCGAGCTGGCGGGTGTTGGTGAACACCCACTGCTGGTCGTTGTAGGGTCCGAACTCGAAGATCTCGGGGTCCTGTTCGAGGACGTAGTCGGCGATCAACGGCCGCACCTCACGCACCCCGGCGAAGTACGCCATCGCCGAGTCCCTCGTCACGGTGCGGGTGTCGTAGCGGTGCACCGAGGTGGTCAGGAACCGGATGCGGGTCTCGGTGGTGGGTTTGCGGCCGTTGAGCAGCTGGCTGAACGCCAGCCGGGCGTTCATCACCGAGGCGGGCAGCGTCAGGGTGCGGCCCGGATAGACCCAGAATGCGTCGTTCTGCTCGGGGAACAGGTTGGGGTTGTTGCGGTCCTGACGGTACTGGCGCAGCGGCACGAAGCTGTCGCGGTAGGAGGCCATGAACGCCGCGTTGATGTACTTGACGCCCTGCACGTAGGCGCGCACCCGCTCCTGAATGGTGGCCTGGGCCATCGCCTGCGGGTCCATCGGGGTGCGCCGGTAGATGTAGGGGTTGGTCATCTCCGAGCGCAGCTGCTCGTCGATGGTCGAACCCATCGTGGTGGGCAGTTCGGTGTAGGTGGTCGCCGGTCCGGCGCTGGTGATGGTGATCGGCTGGATGTTGGGGCCGAACACCGCGTCCACGGCGGCCTGCACGGTGGCCGGGTTGAGCCAGTTGACGCTGCGCCGGTCGTAGTAGCCCTGGGCGCGGATCTGGCTCATCACCTCGCGGCGGCCCTGCACCGTGCCCCGGATGCCCAGGTGCTTCTGCTCGGCGAGCTGCTGGACCTCCAACGGAAAGACCTTGTAGGTGGTCTGGATGCCGACGTCGTAGACCGGGTAGGGCTCCTCGGTGAGGTTGGTGAACTCCAGCTTGAGGTACTTCATCGACACCGGCGACGGCAGGTACAACCGGCCCTTGGAGCTCAGGTAGTCGCGCCAGATCGGGGTCCAGGACTTGTCGGCGAAGAAGCTCTCGTGGGTGCCGCCCGAGCCGTGGGTCTGCAACGTCCAGTCGACCGCATAGACGGCATTATCCAGTGTGGTGGAAGGAATCTGGCCGTTCTCGTCGACGAGTAGCTGCTCGGGCGAGACGTAGGCCCCGGGGTTGGCCTGGTAGGCCTCGGCCCCGGCCGCCACGTCGCCGAGCTTGATGATGTGGCTGGTGAAGATTCCCCGGAAGTTGGCGAACCCGACCTGGCCGTCGAGGGTGATCTGCGAGGGCAGGCCCGGGTTGTCGTCGTCGAGCAGGCCGATCTCGGTGCCGTCGAAGGTCTTGACCGAGATGAGCACCCGCTGGGTCTCATAGCACCACCCCGCCACGATGCGCAGCGGCTCGCCGGGCACCATGATCGGCGACAGCGGCGCGGAGTAGGTCTTCTCGTCGTCGACACTGGTGAGCTTGAGTTGGATCTCGCCCGCACCGACGTCGTAGAGCACGGTGGGCCAGTACTGCTCGGGGCCGGTCTCGCCGGGGGTCACCCCCAGCAGCACCGGGTTGAGCGCCGGGCCGTCGAGCGGGTCGAAATCCGGTATCCACTCCATGCCGATCCACACCGACTTGTTCACCAGCGGCCCGATCGACAGTGGGAACTTGTAGGTCGAGGTGTCCGGCGAGGTGGAGATGTCCCAGCGGCCCTTGCCCGGCCGCCAGTCGGTGTTGACGTCGACGGCCGGAGCCAGGGTGATCGGTGAGAGCTTGGTGGTGCCGACGGTGTCGTCGTTGGAGTAGTACAGGTTCAGCGTCTGGCCGACATAGACCGGGTCCAGATAGACACTGTCGATGATCTGCGCCGAGCCGTCCGGGGCGCGGGTGTCCAGATACAGGCTCACCACCGCCTGGTGGTCGGGCATCGGTGCGGACCGCCAGAACGTCAGCGGCCGGTCGTCGATCGCGCGGGAGGCGTCCCAGTCCTTGATGTATTTGCTGATGATGTTGCCGACCGCGTCCATCTCGTCCTCGAACGGCAGCAGCCCCGCGCTGCGGTCATAGACGTTGCGGCGCAACAGGGTGTTGCGGATGCCTACCATGTAGGGGGTGGAGTCGACGGTGGTGTCGGCGATCCGCACGCAGCGCAGCTGCACCGCCTTGGCCACGATCGGGTAGATGTGGGAGTGGAACTTGTACCACGACGGGTTGGTCGACCCGCTGACGGTGACCGACACCGGTAGCCGGTTGCGGTCGAGCACCTGCCGCCAATTCTCCAGCCGGTCCTGGTACCACACCTCGATGCGCACCGGCACCCGCAGCGCCTCGAAGCTGATCTCCGAGACCGACAGCGGCAGTTTGAATCTGATCGTCAGGACCTCGACGGTGGTGTCGGTGTTGGCGCGCGGCTGGGATAGCCACTGCCGGTAGGATGCCTGCGGCGGCGTCGACACCCCGGGGATGTTGGGTGCGCCCTGCTGTTCGCCCAGGTAGCTCAGGATGTAGTTCTGCAGCGGAAGCGGCCAGTGGTAGTCGTAGTAGAGGCCGTGCAGCGGCTGGGTCATGACGTCGGCCTCACAAAGATGTCGGGATCACGCGGCTCCAGAATCGCATTGCGCAGTCGCCTGCGGGTCAGCGACGCGCTGATCGTCGACTCCTGTATGGGCGCGGAGTAGGCCACCGCGTGCTCGGGCAGGAACGTCCGCCGGGCCTCGGCCGAGGCGCTGATCGGCAGCCTGTAGTGGCTGTCGTTGGCGATGCCGCCCATCGCTATGATCTCGGCGCTGCGGATGTTGACATAGGCGGCCTGCGAGGCGTACTCGAAGGTGTAGGGGGTGCCGTCGGGGTTGCGCGCCGGGGCCTTGTTCGGGGTCACACCGTACTTCCCGCCGGGGTAGTTGTCCGGGGCGTCGGCGATCTCGTAGGGGATCCAGTCGGTGTACTGGCCGGTCTCCTCGTAGGTTTCAAAGTTCACCTCGGGCCGGATGCTCACCCCGTCGGCGTCGAGGGTGCCGTAGCTGACCGAGTCGATCGGGCTGCGCGCCCCGCCACCGACCAGGTAGTAGTAGCCGTGTTCCTGGCTGATGTTGAACGCCGCATACGGCGCGACGGTGGGATCGCCAGAGAGCATCCACTGTTCGGAGGGCAGCAGGTCCATCGGCAGCAGTTCCGGCGGCGGCAGTTCCTCGATCACCGGGGTGGGGGTGACGATCTTCTGCACCTCGTAGTAGGTCGAGTCCGCGCACGCCGCGCTGATCGGCACCGGGGTGTGCACCGCCAGGCCCAGGGTGTTGACGGTGACGATGGTGTCGATGGAGGCCACCTTGGCGAGCATGTCACGGGTCAGGCGCATCTCGGCCGGGGACAGCTCCTCTTTGTGCGGGCGGATGACCACCTCGTTGCGCGCCGAGGACTCCGCGCGGCCCAGCGCGGCCGACAGGCCGAACGAGTCCATGTAGCGGTAGACCTCGAAGATGTCGGCGTCGACCCCGAGCGCGGCGTGGATGGCCGCGCGCAGCCCGTCGGGGGTCGATCCCAGTGAGACGGCCTTGAAGAACTCGGTGACCCGCGAGCGGTACCAGGCGTCTTTGACCCGCACCTCGTCCCACTGCTCGCTGGTGAGCATGTCGACCTGCGGGGTGTAGCTGTAAGACTCTGCGGGAGAACGGCTTAGGAAGCTGACCTTGCCGAAGATGTAGTCCAGTTCGTTGAAGTAGATCGTCTCCATCGCCGCGCCCATGCGGGCCAGCAGGATCTCGTTGAGCAGCGCTCCGGCCCCGGCGGTGCCGCACAGCGCGTCGATGATCTTGTACAGCAGCGTCGACGGGTCGCGCCGGTAGACCTCCTCGTCGAAGTGGTCCATTCGGCGCTCGGTCGAGCGCGGCGCGAATAACGGAAACGGGTCCTGGCTGGCCATCTACGCCTCGTCCCAGAACTCGCCGCATCCGCACACCATGCACAGCGGGGTGCGGATCACCACCCGGTGGCCCAGCACCACGAAGTGCCAGAACCTCTTGAGCCAGGCCGTCAGCCGAATCACGGCGCGGCCTTACGTGTGATCACCGCTTCCAGGTAGACCGGCAGCGCGCAGTCACGTAACTTGAAGTCGCCGGTGTAGACCGCGTCCGGCGTCGGGTCGTTGGGGTCGTTGTACTCCTCGATGCCGTAGGTGACCGGGTTCTCCGAGTCGGTGGTCAGTTTCACATCGGCCACTCCGAGCACCTGCTGCACGGCCAGCGCGAGGTTGGAGATCTTGACCCACGCGCCGTAGCCCAGCCCGGAGAAGTACGCCTTGAGCCGGTCCTCGATCCCGGCGTTGACCACCGAGACGGTGATGCCCTGCTCGTACTGGATCGACAGGCACACCCGCAGATGGGTGAACCGCGCCTGATGCACCATGACGTCGGAGCACACCTGCTTGGTGGAGGCCATCAGGTGGGTCAGCATCTCGGGTACCCGGTTGTAGATGTAGTTCAGGGTGACCTCGGTGCCCGTGCCGGGTCCGGAGTCGTCCCACTCGATACCGCTGACCTCGAACGGCGACCCGGCGCGCAGCGTAATGTCGCGCAGCAGGTGATAGTGCTCGCCCTGGGTGTAGACCGTCGAGCCGATGGTGATGGTGGCCGGAAAACTCACGATCGGTGTGGAGCCCAGCCGCATGAATCGGTTGGTCGCCGAGGGGGTGCCCGACGAGCCGACCCGCTCGAAATTGCCGGTGTAGAGCAGATCTGAGCTGGTGGCCGACAGGGTGGTGGCGGTCACCAGTGCCTTCTCGGTGACCGGGGTGGACTCGACCCCGTCGACGAACACGTCGACCTTGTTGGTGATGCCGTTGGCCGGGTCGTTGCGGCTGGAGCGGGTGGTGTACTGAAATTCCAGATCCACCACCTGACCGGTTTCGATCTCGCCATCGTCGATGCGGGTGAACACCGGCGAGGAGCCCGAGCTCAGCGAGTAGTCGTAGGTCGGCGAGTAGAAGATCTCGTCGTCCTGGCCCAGGTTGGAAAAGCAGCTGTGCATCCCATCCCACACGTACTTGACGTCAGCGGCCACCGACAGCGCGGTGTTGCTGGCCGGGGCCTCGATCTGGGTGCGGTAGAGGTTGGTCGGGCCGAACACCGCCACCCGGCTCACCCGGCTGTTCTGCAGCGCGAGGTTGCGGTACCAGTCCGAAGTCCCGGCGATGTTGCGCAGGAAGGTCTCCTTGAACCGTGCGCGCAGTTCGGCGTCGGTCTCGACGTTCACGCCGCCGGTGAAGGCCACCAGGTTGGTGGCGGTTCCGGCCGCGATGACCCCGCCGACGTAGGTGATCGAATCCGGCGGCACGTTGCCGACGGTGCCGACGATACTGCAGCGCACCGGCACGTCCACCGAGGTGGACCCGGCGGTGAGCACCACGGTCTGGGTGGAGGAGAAATACAACGGCTGGCCCTGGGCAGTTCCGGCCACGCCCTGCTTGGTGTGAAACTGGGTGCCCTGCGGGATGGTCTGGTCGGTGCTCGACGGGGTGCTCATCGACACCCGCACCACGCCCTCGGCGGCGCGGCCCTGCAGCCGTCCGTAGCCGAAGATCCCGACCCACTGCTCCAACTCCAGCCCGACCTTGTTGTCCATGTCGAGCAGGCTGCCCAGCAGGTACTGGTCGATGTAGGCTTCGCTGACCGCCTCGGCGCAGGCGTCGATGATCTTGCGCTCCGGGGTGCCCAGTTCCAGCGACAGGCCCGGCGCGGTCAGCGCCAGTTGCGCCCGCATCCGGGCCGAGATCTCATCGGGTGTGCGTGACACGCGCGGTCCCCCTCATCACAGGCCCTGCTCGAAGACCAGGGACGCCACATCGGAGGCCGCGCTGCGCACCTTCACCCCGACGATCACCCGGTCGAAATACACGTCGGCCTTGATCTCGTCGATGCTGTAGAGGATCTCCGACAGCGAGAACAGCTGCGGATTTTCCTTGTAGGCCTTGTACTGCACCCGCTGGTAGTTGTCGAGCACCCGCTCGACCTCGCGGATGATGATGGCCTTGGTGGAGAAGTCGATGACCCCGCCGATCATGTCCTGCAGGATCGAGCCCATCGCCGGGTGAAACCGGTCGCCGCCGAAGCGTTCGGTGACCCACAGTTGCAGGTCCTGCTTGAGTTTCTCGATGCCCCAGACCAGGCCGAGTTCGGACCCGTCCTGAACCAGTTCGCCATCCTGGATGGCCAATGAATAACTCACCGAGAGTGCCTCCTCCCCCTTTAGGGGCTCAGCGGTGGCCTAGACAGGGGTTCCGGTGGCGTCCACCCACCCCGATCCGGTGCTGAACAGCGGCTTCGCCAGGTCGGTATCGAAGATCATGGTGCCCGGCGCGAAACTGGCCGCCGCCGGGCGCACGTCGGAGGAGTAGCTGGCCAGCACCACCGGGGCGAGCGCGCAGATGGTCGAGCCGTGCAGCTGCAACGGGCCGGTCGCACCGATCTGCACCTGTCCGGGCACCGGTTCGATGAGCACGTCGGGGCTGTTGACCGGCAGCTTGTTGAGCAGCCGGTAGTAGTGCGACTCGGCCTTGCCGACCAGCCAGGTCTCGCCCTCGGCCGGGAACACCAGGATGCCGCCGACGTGGTAGCGCAGGTCGATCTCGATGTGGGAGCGCAGCCGGGTCAGGCCCTTGGCGCGGCGGGTGACCGGGTCCACGTCGGTGATGGTCACCGGCTGCGGCCGGGCGGAGTCGAGGCGGCCGATGTCGTAGGTCATCCCAGGAACTCCCTGAACAGGTTGCCGGACTGGAAGCCCAGGTCGGGGCCGGGCGCGGCGGTCTTGGTGTCGGCCATCGCCTCGCGGGCGCGCGGGTTGGACGGGGCGCTCATCACCGCGCTGGTGCGGAACCCGTTCTCGAAGTTGAATTCATGTATCACCTCGTTGACGTAGAGCTGCAGGCCGTGATCGCCGATCTCCACCCGCATGCCGGGCAGCAGCTCGGGCATGAAGGTGAAGGAACACCGGGTCTGATACTGCGCGGCCCACTTCTCCATGAAGATCTGGGTGGCCAGCAGGAACTCCAGCTCGTGCGAGCCGACCATCGGCATGAACTGCTGATAGGGCCGCACCCCGTAGCGCTTCATGAACTCCGCGCCGTCGCGGAACTCGAAGTCGCCCAACCCGACCTTGCGCATCCGCTGGAAGCTCCACTCGTCTTCGACCGAGCAGGTTCCCGCGCTGTCGAGCCAGCACAGCACCTGGTCGGTCTGGCCGTAGAGCACCGGGTCCCCGGCGACGTAGACGTGGGTGGTGAGGTTGTCGTCGGAGTAGTCGATGTGGACGTCTTTGAGCTCGATGTCCTCCAGCTTCATCACCGCCGGTTTCCCTTCCAGCCCAAAGTGATCCGGGTAGTAGGCGATGAAGTCACCGTTCGGCGCGGACTGGAAGTTGCGCAGCGACGCCTTGCAGACGGCCTGCACCATCTGGATCAGCGGCTGGGCGTCGATGAACTCCTTGTGCCCGCCCGCCGTCGACCACAGTACCGCCACGTCGTTGGCGAACAGCGCCGGATCGAAGATGTAGGAGAACAGGTTTCGTGCGATGAGCTGGCTGCGCTCACCACCGGAGCCGCCGCCGACGCCGGTCTGCTGTCCGGTGCCCGGAGGTGCGCCGGGGCCGACCGCGCCCTGCACAAACGGCGCGGTGGGGTCGATGCCACCGTTGTCGCAGATCCGACGGGCCGCGTAGTGCAGGTGCAGCGGCTTTTGAATCGGGCCGATCTTGACGCCGGGCGGGCCGCCGGTGTCGATCCACTGCCCGCCGCCCAGGTAGATGCCGACGTGGCCGGAGTCGGGGAACAGCAGATCGCCGCGCTGGGCGTTGCGCGGGTCGATCGGGGTTCCGGCGGCCAGCTGCTGGCCGGTCCAACTGCCGACGTTGATGCCGATGGCGCGGAAGGCGTGATCGACCATGCCCGAGCAGTCCAGTCCCACACCGGGCTGCTCACCGCCCCACACATACGGGGTGCCGAGGAAGGACATGGCGGCGTTGATCGCCCCCTCGGAGTCGGGGTTGGGCTTGCCCGCCAGGCTGCGTGCCCCGATCGGGTCTAGGCCCTCGGTGGCGGCGTTGGCCACCGCGTTGACGGTCTTGGCGATGTCGAACCCGGCCAGCCCGGCCCCGGCGTCGAGCGCCGAGGTCAGCGGGTTGGACCCGATCAGGCCGGTGGCTGCGGTCTGCGCGGCGCGGGCGGCCTGCACCATCTTGGTGGCCTCCGGGATGAATCCGGCGAAGTAGGCCGGGGAGCCGCCGCGCTGCACCTTGTAGATCGCGCTGCCGGGGTCCATGTTGCGCCAGCCCTCGATCTGGCGCAGGTGCGCGAAGAACATCCTCGCGGCCTGCTTGGGGTTCATACGCTGAGCTACGCTGTTGTGAACCACGATGCCGTCAGCGACATAGTGCGCCATCCCCGCGACTTCGATGTCGTAGACCGGTACCTCGACATCACCTTCGTCGATGGAGATCACGCGGTGATAGACAGCATTCTCGGGCGGATCGCCAATCGGTGGTCGCCGACAAAAGCTCTGGTTGAAGTCGTCGTGGTAGACGCTTGTGAGCTGCGGCTTGTCCGTGGTGAGCCGCTCGGCCTTGTGGGGGCTATTGGAGCCGATGATGGCGTTAAGCGACGGGATGGTCAGCCTGAGCGTGTAATTGGTGCTGCAGCTACAGTTGCGCTGGCCCGAGAAGGTGGCCACTTTACCGGCCTGACGAGAGATATTGCCGACCGGAATTCCTAGCTGGATACACAGGTGCCGGATGTCATGAATCAAGTTCTCGCTTACCGACGTCCACGAGACGCGGCCCATCTTATCCACCGAGCCGTCGGAGTCCAGGTAGCCCCGCAGCAGAGCTAGCTGCAACTCGGGAGCGAGCCGGAAGACCCAGCCCGGAAGCCGCTTTGTGTAGCAGTTGCCCGGAAAGTGCTCGTCGATGAGCTTACGGAATCGCGGTGAGTTGAATCGCGTGCGGGTTCGGCGCTTATCGACGCGCGGCTCGACATCGAGTTCGTCGCGGATCACCTGGCGGTAGTGCGGCATGTGATCGTTGTGGATGCCACTGGTCCCGTGGGCAATTTCAGTGCGCCCGTTGTTGTCGGTGTTGCCGTCCCCCAGGTAGAGGCCGACAAGCTCCATGATCCCGACGGTCAGGGTGTTGCCGTCGGGGTCGGTGACGGCGGTGCCGTCACCCATACCGTGCGGGATGATCAGGTAGTCGCCCGGGCGAATATCGCGGGCCTGGATTTCGATGGTCTCCCAGCCGCAGGTGCTCGGCGTGTGCTGGTTGCCGTAGCGGCGTCCGTCCTTGACGCCCATGTAGCGACGCACTGGAATCCGGTGGTTGCCGGTGACCTCCAGGCGGCGGCCGCGCGTGTTGATGGTCAGCAGTGTTTTGTGTCCGGTCATCTGCCATCCGGTCACCTTGGCCAGCGCGATGCGCTCACCGTCGTAGGACCACACCTCATCGCCGGGCTTGACGTCGACGATATCGACTGGGCCGTGGGCGGTGAAGATTTTCGACCAGGCGGGCAGGCAGCCCCACTCGGCGAAGTTTCTCTGCTGGAACAGCCCGACCGAGTCGTGGTCGGGGCTGAGTCCGTCGTTGGGGAAGCGCAGCGAGTCCGGCACCGCCGCATTGGCCAGGTTGCGCAGCCCGGACTCGGCCATCGCGCAGGCCACGCCGAGGATCGCCGCGTCGGTGTTCTGGGTGTTGGCGTACCAGTTCTGCCCGGCCTCAAGCATCTGCTCCCAAGCTTTGGCCGACGCCTCGTCGCGGGAGTGCATGCCCTCGGCGGCGGCCTGCTCGACGGCCTGGGAGTTCTGCGAGTCGATGGTCAACGGCCCCAGCCCCATCTCGTCGCAGGCCGCGATGATCTGCTCGACGTAGAACGCTGCCCCCACTCCGGGCGGGCCGGGCGCTCCGGCGTTGGGGTTGATGTCCGCGTACATCGGCGCGCCGCCGGAGATGTCGTCGCCGAGCAGAAGACGCCGAAATCGCATGGTGGCGGACGTGTTTGCGGCCACGTTGGCGTTGATCTGGGCGGTGATGAAGTTGTAGAAGCTCACCGGGAAGTTCTGGATGTGGATGTTCTCGCGGTTCCAGCCGCCGACGCGGGTGAGCAGGTTGGCCAGCATGGTGCCCAGCCCGGAGTCGATCACCTGTCCGTCCCCGGCGGTGGCGTCCATGAACCCGGCCTGGTCGAACAGTTGCGCCGAGGCGGGCAGCGACGGGTTCCACCAGGTGTGCAGCAGCCGCTTGAGCGTGCAGGTCGCCTTGATGGTGATCACGCCCTGGTACAGCTGCCGGAACGGCACCGTGTCCAGATAGCCGGAAAAGACCTGCACCCAACGGATTCGCTTCATGAACACGGTGATGCGGTCCATCGGCGAGATCTTGGAGCTGTAGCGGCCCTCCTTGTTGGTGACCGTCAGAAACAGCGTGGAGGCGGCGTTCTCCTTGCGGATGAGGGTGCCGCCCACGATGTCCCGGCTGATCTCGATCTGCTTGTTGCCGTGCCCGATGAGCACCCGCACGTCCGGCGAGTAGACCAGCGTCTGCATCGTCGGCGGCGGCTTCATCGGGTCGATATTGGGACCCTCGTGGGTGCGGTCGGGGTCCTGGCTGGCTCCCCGCTGGTTGGGCTGGGTCATCCGAACAGGCTCCCGATCACGTTGCCGATGCCCGGAATTCCGTCGAGGAACCCGATGTCGGGCAGTTGCAGGATGCCCGACTGCGAGCCGTATCCGGCCACCCCCCAGATCGAGGCCCCGATGCTGGAGGTGCCGGTGCCGCGCGAGTACACGCTGTCGATCAGGTCGACGGTCAGCCGCGCCTTGGGAGCGGGGTTGAACCGCGCGCCACCGGCGCGGAAGTTCTTGATGATGCCGGTCCAGTCGGTGATGTCGCGTTCGGGCCACCACAGCGCCACCTCGGGGTTGGGTGAGGCGTGCAGCGCGGCGAGCTGGTGGCGGCGCACGAATCTCTGGAAGTCCTCGAACTCGTCCTCGCTGGTGAACCAGATGTCGAAGGTCACCTCGGGCTGTTCGGCCTTGACCGGGAAGTGCTGCTGCATGGTCTTGGTCTGCGCCGAGCTCATCTTGGAGAACAGCGTCGTGGAAAAGCTCGTGCAGTTGAGCTGATAACGCTTGCCCAGCAGCGGGCTGCGCAGCTCCAGCCGCGACATCGTCAGTAACCGATCGGGGTGCGGATCGGCACGAACTCCTCGCTGGGGTTGTAGACCAGACCCCACTGATAGGAGAAGAACACACCGTTGAGGTCGACCTCGGGCTGCAGGCCAGAGATCTTGAGTGGCCAGCTGACCGGGCAGTTGGCGGCGTATTCGGTCATCCGTACTACTCCCTTCTTCCTATTAGGGCCTCAGCCCAGCGAGCCCAGGCCGAACGGGGCCATGTACTGATTGGTGGCCGCGCTGGGGTCGGAGCTGTAGGGCCCCTTCTTGAATCCGATGCCGTCCTGCAGGCGCTTGAGTTCGTTGGAGATGGCCTGGGAGGTCTGCACCCCGCTGACGTCCTCCTGCACCTTGAAACGCAACTCGATTTCGCGGGTGGTGGCGGTCACCGAGTCCTGGAACGGCACGCTCACCGCGAAAACCTTCAACCGCCAGCCCCGGGTGGTGTAGGTGAAGATTCCCGGGTCGCCCTTGCGCTGGTCGTTGATCATGTCGCGCATGAACCCGACCAGGTGCCGCAGGTACTCCCAGCCGCCCCGGCCGCACTCGACCTTGACCACCAGATCGTCGATGCGTGCGCCCAGGATCTGCACCACCCGGCCGCCGTAGGTGTTCTCCACCGAGGTGATCAGGGTGTAGTTCCACCAGATCTCGTTCGGGTTGGTGCGGAATCGCAGTGTCTTGCCGCCGAATTGCAGCGTGCACACCCCTCGCGCGTGCCCGGGCAGGGTGTTGCCCTGCGGGCGCGAGGTGGTCGATCCGAACGGCGAACTCACCAGCCGTTCCTCCCGCGTGCGAGTGCGGACTCACCGGGCGGGGCGTTGTTGGGGGTGGCCCCGCCGAACCCGGAGTTGGCCTTCTCCTCGTGCGGGGTCAGCCGCACCACGTTGGTGCCGCCCTGGACCTGCAGCATCCTCGACGCCTCCGGGGTCAGCCCGATGGTCACCGACCCGGACACGTTCTGCTGGGACGCCTTGGCGAACTCGCGCAATTGCTCGCCGGTGATCCCGGCGGTTTCCTTGACGGTGTGACCCTCGCCGGAGGCACCTTTGGGCCGCCACTTGTACTCGCCCGAGGACAGCTTCTCCATCTGCTCGCGGTTGGCCTTGTTGAACTTGACGACCTCGCCGGAGGAGTCGAGCACCTCGTAGCCGCGCATGCCGTACTCGTCCTCGATGGCCTTGAGCGCGGGCATCTTCATGGCGAACGGGTCCATGTTGCGCTCGGCCGAATCCATGGTCTTGCGGAACTTCTCGTTGTAGACGCTCGCGCCCTGCCAGTTGCCGGTGGTGGCGTCGGCGATCGCCGATCCGGCCGCGCGCGCGGCCGCGACCGGCCTGAGAAACATGCCCTGGACGATGCCGCCGAAGAACCCACCGACCTGCTCGATGACGCCTTTGCCGCGCGGGGTGATGGCCTCCTGCTTCTCCTCCTCGACGGCCTGCTCGGCCTCGGCCAGCGGGTTTTCGCCGTTGAGCAGGGCCATCATCATCTTCTTGGCGGTGGTCATGCTCTGGGTGGCCGGATGGCCCGGCAGCAGCCGTCCGAGCTGGATCTGAAACAGCCGGGCGGCGTTTTCCGCGTCACCCCGGCCCATCTTCCAGGACCGCTGGGCGATGGTGCGCAGCGCGTCGAAGGTGGCCTGGTTGCCGCCGTCGGCCATCCGGGCGAACTGGGTGCCCGGCAGCGCCCCGGGCATCGCCCCCGGCCCCAGCGCGGTCATGATCGACATCGAGGTCGAGTTGGACGAGGCGATCTGCTGGGCCGTCTCGAACATCCCCTTGAGCGACTGGTCGTCGCCCCAGACCTGCCCGGCGACCATGGCGGCCTGGGCGGCCTGCGGCCCGGACACCCCGGCGTTGATCATCGCGCCGCTGGTGGCCTTGAATCCGGCCAGCAGCTCGGGCAGGCTGCGCGCACCGTCCTGGCTCAGGCCCTTGAGCACCGACATCGACACCCCGAGTTCGGCGATGGACTGCCCGCCCTCGTTGACGTTCTTGCGCAGCAGCTCCACCGAGTCGGCCACCTGCATGTTCATGTCGCGCAGGTTGGTGGCCATGAACTGGGTCACCGAGTCGAACTGCTTGCCGGTGTAGCCCTCCGACAGCGCGCTCTGGATGATCTGGCGGGACTGCTCGGTGGTCAGGAACGGGTTCATCGCCATGGTGCGCACGGCCATCTCCTGGGAGAAGCCCGCTGCCATGCCCTCGCCCCGGATCGAGCCCATGTTGGCGTAGCCCTGCATGGTCTCGCCGACCTTCTGGGTCAGCCCGTATCCGGCCAGCAGGCCGGTGGCGGCCAGCCCGGCGACCCCCGCGCCCTTCATCAGCCCGGCCAGCGCCCCGCCCTCGGCCCCGCCCGGCGCGGCGGCCGAGATGCGGCGCAGCCCGCTGGCGGCCAGGCCCATCATTCCGGCGTGGGAGCCGCCCGGCCCCATCTCGCTGACCACCTGCTGGGCCAAACCCACGCCCGCGTTGACGCCGCCGAGCATCTCCGACAGGCCGCCGGACGGGGCGGCCGCCGGGTTCTCCCGGTGGCGGCGCATGTTCTCGGCCTCGCGGGCGTTGACCCGTTCGGCGGTGGCGGCGATCTGGGACTCGTCGGGGCGGCCGCTGGGCAGGTCCCCGGGGCGCAGTCCGCCGCGCTGGGCCTGCATGTTGAGGTAGGTGCGCGGATCGGAGCGGCTCAGCGCGTCGAGTTGGCCCTGGGCCTCCATCGCCGAGACCGGGGTGCGGCCCCGTCCGGCTTCAGCGCTGGAGAACGGATCGACATACCCCTGCGGGACCGCCGTCCCTCCGGCCGTCGACGAGCCGGTGGCCAGCCGCTCCTGCAGCTCGGCGCTGCGCTGCATGGCGGCCATGAGGCTGTTCATCGTGGAGATGAACCGGTCGCCCTCCTCGGCGGAGGCGCGCAGGTAGTTGTTGAAGTCCTCCTGGGCGCGGGCGGCGGCCTCCGCGCCGACCCGGAACCGCTCCATCTCCTGGGTCAACTCGCGCAGGTTGGCGATGCCCTCGGTGGGGATCTCGATCGACAGCCGTGCGGCGACGAAATCGTCGCCCTGCTGGAACTGCGCGCCGGGTCCGGTCACTGCCACTCACCCCATTCCGCACGCGGCTCGGCCGCGCCCAGGTCGTCGGGGCACTCGGCCCCGCTCATCATCCGGGGCGCGTTCATGTTGTCGATCCAGCGCGCGATTTCGTCGAGGTCGTCCTCGGTGACCGGGATCTCCGGCGGCGGCGGCGCGAGCTGGGAGATGATCTTGCCCTGGTAGAGCTGCTGCCAGCGATCGGGAAACAGGTTGTAGCACTGGATTTCGAGCATGGTGTCGCGGTCCTTGCGGGCCTGGCGGCGCGAGAAACCGATCCAGTAGGTCAGTGCCCAGTACTGGAAGAAGTTCAGCTCGGGGTGACTCAGCAGTCCCTGTTCGTGGGCTAGACACACCTCGACCTCGGAGGTGAGGTCTAGCCTTTGAGTTTTCCCAGTTTCTCCGCCAGCTCGGCGAACTCGACATCGAGATCCATGATGGCGCGGTAGATCTCGGTGATGACGATCGGGTAGTAGTTCTCCAGGATCTCCACCCGCTTGGTGAACAGCTCGTCCTCGGACTCGGCCCCGGTCAGCGGCTGATACAGCGGCTGGCCGTCGACGCTCTGGATTCCGGCCGCACACACCGCCAACTGGTAGGCGCGTGGCTCCATTTTGATGCCCTCGTAGGGCTTGCAGTACAGGCCGATGCGCAGCTCGTCGCTGACCCGCAGGCTGGCGATCGAGACCTGGTGACCCATCACGTCGATGGTCTTGGTGCGCCGCCCGACGGTCATCAGCTGGCGGAACAGCGCCCGCTCCTCGTCGGTCAACTCGGTGATCTCCGGCTCGGTGTGGACCGGGGTTTCCTCGGTGGTGGGGAACGGCGGCTCGTCGTCGGTGCCGAGCACCGGCTCGGTGGCTTGCGGCTCCGGTGGACGCAGGTCGATCTCCTCGGGGCTGCCGGGGTAGTGCTTCACTCCCGGCCCCCTTCGGTGCTGCCGCGCTCCAGCTTCGAGCCGCCGAGCAGCGGACGGACCGTCGCCGAGTCGGGCAGCCGGTCCGGCCGGGGCGGTGCGGGGAGGTCATATTGGTCTGCCTGTCGCGCGATTCCGGGCATGGTGTCTCCTTTCCGGTCCCTTATTCCGGGCCGGAACCGGCCAGATACGGCGAAGCGCCCGGGCCGACCGCTGTGGGATCGGATTACCGGGCGCTTCTTCCGGCCGGGCGCGCGTTCCGGCCTCGGTGTGGCGGTCTCACCACACAGCCAGCGCCATTCTGTCACGGCACTGGGACAACACGATACCAGAACTAGACCGGGGTGGTGTGTGTGTACTGGAACGTCAGCGTCTTCGGCAGCGTCATGGTGCCGATGTTGATGTTCTCCCCCTCGTCGATGTCGGTGATCACCACGTTGTGGTAGACCCGCGCGCGCATCAGCCCGGACGGGCTCTTGACGATCTTCTGCATGGTGATGGTGCCCAGCTGCAGCTGGCGCTTGAGCACCTCCAGCAGGTTGTGGGTGTTCTCCAGGCCGGGCAGGGTGTTCCACACCGGGGTGGTCCACTGCTCGTAGAAGGTGACCCGCAGCGTGCCCACGCCGACGGCGGCGGCGGTGACGATCTCGATCGGCACCGGCTCGTCGATCGGCTGCACCGCCTGGGCCTGCGCGACCGGCGTCGGCGGGGTGTCCTGGATCACCTGACAAAAGCCCAGGCGCTGGCCCTGGAACAACAGGGTGGTAAACCCTGACCCACCGATCCGAGACTTACTCTCAGCCATCGTGTAATCTCCTCGATTAGATGCTGGTCAGGGTGTTGGACGGGCCGCCGAAGTCGTTGAACGAGCTCGTGGCCGGGACGCCGATGGTGCGCGCCGAGCTGAAGTTCGCCGCGTTGGCGGTGGTGCCGATCGAGGTGTTGCCGGTCATCAGGCTCACCCCGAACCGCACCACGATGTAGTTCAGCGGGAAGGCAGGCAACCAGCCGAAGGTCACCTCGATGACATCGGGGTTGGTCAACAGCTGGCGAACCTTCAAGCCCATGTAGTCGACCAGCAACCCGTCGCGGATCAGCGACTGCAACGCGGCCTCGGCCGAACTCTTGACGTTGACCAGGGTGTAGGGGTAAATCGGCTGGCCGATCAGGTTGGCCGCCTCCAGGTAGTCGCGGATGCGGTAGGTCAGCGCGTCCTGCTGGCCGATGATCGACCACTCGCGGGTCAGCAGATCGGTCGGGTCGGTGGTCACGCCGTGGCGCACCCGGATGATCTGGCGGCGCGTCTTTTCCACCACCATCAGGCCGTTCTGGCTCTCCAGGTTACGCTCGCCGTCGGGCTGCAGCTCACCGATGTCGTTCCAGCCGGTGATGCGCTTGTGGGTCAGCGGCTGCGCCCAGCTCATCGCCATCGTCATTCCGGCCAGCGACGCGGCCATGTACTGCCCGCCCAAGGTGATGATGTTGTTGAGCTCGGGGCTGTAGTACTTGAACGTCGCCGGGCTGACCAGCGCGATGCGCTCGTCGGTCAGCGACTGGGCGTTGATGATGCGCTGCGCCGAGGCGATCGGCACCTGGGTGCCGTCCATGCCGAGGATGGCCCGGCGCTCAAAACGGTTCTGCGACTGGGCCATGACGTGCTGCTGCACCTGCGCGTGCAGCGGCACCGAGCCGGTGCAGGGCACCACGATGGCCACCAGCGGCTGGTCGCGCAGCTTGTCGAGCGCCTCGACGTAGTCGCTGGTCACCGGCGAGCCCGGGGTGGTCGGGTCCACCGGCACGCAGACCACCTGGTACGCGCCGTTCATGAAGGCGAACTTCGCGCCCAGGGTCAGCTCGGACTGGATCTGGCCGGTGACGGTGTTGAACGGCTCGCCGTAGGCCGCGCGCACGTCGTCGTAGTCGTAGAAGACCGCCGGGTCGAAGTAATCCGGGTCGGTGTAGCGGTAGATCACCTGCACCACGTCGCCCGGGTCGATGTGGCCGCCGTCGATCACCCGGGCGATCGCGTAGGTGGCGTTGGCGGTGCCGATGGTGCCGTCGATGTGCTCGACGGTGTAGTCGGTGCCCTCGATGTAGACCTGCCCGCTGCTGGGGTCGCGGACCTCGATGGAGGTGGTGTCGATGCCCTGCTTGGCCAGGGTCCGGTTGACCGCCGGGGTCTCCTCGTCCTCGTCCGGGTTGACCAGCACCGACTCCACCCAGGTGCGGAAGCCCACGGTGGTGCCGAACAGGCCGATCGCGGTCGGGATCGAGGAGTTGACGGCCAGCTGCGGCCCCCGGATCGCCTCGGTGTAGACACCAGGGGGCATGTATCGCGAAAAGTCGATCGCCTTCGATACGGTGCTCATCTGTCCTCCGGTCTCGGCCGCCCGCGCGCAGGGCTCTCCCCTATTCCGGGGCGGGGCTGCGAGGTTCTACAACGTGCGGAACGGGTCGACGCCGTACCAGGGGCTCTGCACGTGCGGGCGGTCGACCTCCTCGACCCGCTCGTAGCCGACGTCGACGCGGGTCAGCTCGTAGACCCCGTCGTGACGGAACAGCACGTTGAACTGGCCCAGGATGTCGAAGCTGTAGTTGTCGGTGTAGGCGAGGATGTCGGAGTTGGGCGCGGTCTGCCAGGGCACCCCGAACTCGGTGGTCTGCCCGCCGGGGTGGATGACATCGGAGTTGAAGCTCAGCGCCACGTACGGGTTCTCGGCCAGGGTGGCCAGCAGCGACCGGTGAGCCTTGGTGTCGCGGGCCGGGTCGGTGATCACCCGGTCCGGCGGCCGGGCGAACGCCAGCATCGAGATCACCAGATCCGAGATCCGGTCGCGATCCTTGTTCTTCAGCGCCACGACGGTCAGGCTGACCCGGCCCTGGACCTCCCACTCCTGCACCGGGCACCACTCGCCGTCGCGCTGCACCAGCGCCTCGTGGCCGATCCCGGCCCGGCGCAGCGACGTCGGCGAGAATTGAATCCATATGCCGGGGTACTCGGCCTCCTTGACCGGGTACTCCAGGTCGACGTGGACCGGGCGGCCCTCGACGGTCATCTCGGTGGCGGTCAGCGCGTCGCGCACGGCGGTGACCACCGCGCGCTTGACGGTCTCGATGACCCCGCCCTCGGTGCCCCGGGGCAGCTGGGCGTTGACCACCGTCGCCGCGTCCGGGAACGTGTAGTCGCTCATGAACACCGACGGGGCGTAGCGCTCCTCGTCGTCACTGCTGGGCATACTGGCGGCCTCCGTTGATGGCGTCGAGCAGCAGTTTGCGCATCTGCGGCCGCGACTCGTCGATCGCGCGCTGCAGCGCGTTCTCCAGGAAGTTCTTCGGCTTCAGGCCGGGGTGCCGCCAGCGCTGGTCGCGCCACTTGCGCACCCCGCCGGGCAGGGTGACCCAGCCCGGGGTGCCCACTCCGACCGCGCGCACCGGGCGGGTGCCGCCATTGCCGTCCGGCAGCGGGATAACACGCCCCTCGGCCCACCACATGACGAACGGGCGGATGCCCCGGTTCTGGTACATCAGGTGCTTGACGGTGACCTTGAGCCCGACCTGACCCTCGTCGGGGAAGGCCATCACCGCCTGGATCGAGCGGTCCGACCACATCCGCGAGGCGATGTCCTCGCGGGCGAATTGCATGGCCCGCTGGGAGATCTGGGTGGCCAACTCACGCGGGATCGGTACCCGGGCCATCGGCTCAGCCGATCACGGTGACGACGTAGGCGCTGGTGCCCGGGGCCTCGGCGAAGCCCAGCGTGACGGTGTTGGCGTCTGTTTTCTCCACGTCCGGGTAGACCTCCTCGTAGGTGGTGGCGTCGTGCACCGACACCACCACGTTGCGGGTGCCCAGGCTGTGGGTGACCACGATCGTGGTCTCGGCGTTGTCGCCGATCGAGGTGGAGTACTTGCGGGCCACCACGGTGGTGTCGAGCGAGAGCCCCCCGGAGTCGGCGACCAGGCCGTCCCCGGCGTCCACGCTGAAGGTGTGGCCGATCAGCTGCAGGCCGTTCCCGGCGGAGTATTCGATGGCCGGGCCTGACCGGGCGAAGACCAGCTCGGTGGTGCCGACGGTGATCGGGGCGTCGGTGGTCAGCACCCACTCGGTGTCGGCGTTGACGTCGCCCTCGGCGACGTAGACGGTGGTGTTGGGCCGCAGCGTCTCGGTGGAGTTGGCGTCCTCGCGGCGGGTCATCGCCGCGCTGGCCCCCTGGTAGACGTAGATGCCGTTCTCGGCCGGGTTGGCCTGGTTCTTGACCAGCACCGAGTCGCCGGAGACCAGCGACACCCCGTCGATGATCGAGCCCGGCTCGCTGATGTCGACGCCGGTGGTGGTGGCCACCCGGCACTCGCCCTTGTAGGCCTTGCCGTTGACCAGGGCGTCCACGTAGCTCTTGTTGGCGGCGTCGGTGGCCGACTGCGGCGTGGCAAGGTTGATGATGCGCTGGTCTGTCAGGTCCAGCCCGTTGAAGATCTTCCTGGCCATCGTCCACCTTCCGCCCGCGTCAGGGGAGGGCACCCGGGAAGCGGCCTGCGGGCGGCCCTCTCCCCCATTCCTGTGCGGACGGGGCGGCTACTGCTG